CTTCCAACTCAAGGTCCACGAGCTGGGCCTCGACGCAGACGGCGATCAGGTCACCACATGCACGATCGAACGAGCCAACGACCAAGATGTCGAAGACGCCAAGAAGAAGAAACCGACAGGCCGAAACCAAATCGCACTCATCCAGGCATTCAAGCAGATGAGAGACGAAGGCATCGGCATGAAGAACCCAGGCGGCGTCGGCTGGCCAGAAACGAACACATACTGGGTCATTGATGAGGTCGATTTCGGCAGGTTCGCACAGGGCAAACTGGGCGGCGCAAACCCCAGAGCCGGGTACAAACAGGCGCTCGAAGGACTGCTTTTAAGCGGCTACATGACCCAAAACGAGGGCTATCTGTGGGTGTCGGCAAAAGAGGGTCGTGTATGAATGGTGTAGGAAAATCGGAGGCAACGAAATCAATGGCTTACGCCTGCGTTTCCTACAATTCCTACAAATTCATAAGTAAATCCTACACACGGGCAAATTTGTAGGAGGATTAGGAAATCCCTTTAGGGTTTCCTAATTCCTACAAGCCCCAGAAAAATGGAGGTGGAGATGACTGACCATAGACCAACCAAACCAAAGAGACAGCGGAGCGCTGATCGTGTCCTGCATCGGGATGTGTCGGCGACCCAGATCATGTGTGACTTCGCACTCGCACCGTTCGATCGCATGGCAAATGAGATGGATCACAAGTGGGGCATCGATCGGCTCGTCGAGCTGGTGCCGGCAGACGTGGCCGCCAAATACGGCTCAGCAATGGCCAAGCTCAATGCTGCGATCGATGCGCAAGATCCAGATGAGGTGGCGACCAGAGCGTCGGTTTGCGTGAGAGGGATGCAGGCTATGGATCAGATAGCCTCGCAGGCTCACGGAGAGCCTCCTACAGCGCAGGTGTGGGTCGTGGAGGCAGATGGGTATACCTTCGGCCTGATGCGCGATCCTAGAAATTGGCAGAGAGCGCAGGAGGCGTATCCAAAGCTGGAGCTGATCACAGAGCGTGAGATGGTCCTGGCACTGACCATGTACAGACGCAGCCTCGCCAAAGAAATGATCGACGCAGCCAAAGCCGCATTCCCAGGCGCAGAGGTCACAGCCATCAGAGACATGGAGCTGGAAGATGAAATCCCTTTCTAAAGCTGAAGCCGCCCTAAAACAGGCGTCGATCCTTATCAATGGTCCAAGGCAAGAAGCATACGGATCACCGCACGACAACTTCGAACGCTTCGCACAACGCATCAGCCAAATCGTTAAAGTGCCAATCACCAAAAGACAGGCAGCCCAAATCATGGTTGAACTCAAACTCTCTCGCCTCGCGCATTCTCACAACGAGGATAGCGTCATTGACGCAATCTCATACCTGTCCCTCATGATGGAACTCACAGATGAACAAGCTTGAAGCCTGGCGCAAAGCCAAAGGCATCACATACCAAGACATGGCGCAACGCCTAGGACATCCAACCACTGGCCTAGTCACCAGATGGTGCCTGCATCCAGACCACCAATCCTACCTGAACCCAGAGCCTGACCATCAAGTACACATCCAATTGATGACCCTGGGCGAAGTCACACCAAACACTTGGGTTGCTGGGCAGAATGATGTAACATCCACCAAACCCCAAGGAGGACGCAATGGGCGGAAACAATAAAGGCCATCAGGTCAAAGTCACCAAGGCCATCATGACCGAAGTCGCAGAGCGCATGGCAATGGGCGAAAACCTCCTGCAGATTGTAGAAGATCCGCACATGCCATCATATCGCGCAATCACATCAGCCGTCGCACGCGATGAGCAGATGTTTGAGATCTACCGCCAAGGCCGCATCATGCAAGCCGAGTGGCACTCTGACCGCATCAACAAGCTGGCAATGGCTGAGCTGCCAAAGACACACGAAGACGGAACGCCATGCGATGGACGCTGGCTTGGTGCAGAAATCCAGCGGCGCAAGCTGGAGATCGAAACGCTGCGCTGGACCCTGGCACGCAGCCAACCGCATGGCATCAGAGACCGCAAAGAGGATGCTCCTGCGCAGCAGTCGATCACCATCAGTTGGGCGGGAGGAGATCACGCGGTTGATGCGAAGGCAGGCGAATGACCGGTCCGATAAACGCAGCGTCTGCCGAACCACGCGCGGGGGTTGTGGCCATGCCGCCTGGCATCGCGACATATGACATAATGAGGCTTATGCGACATTGGTTTTGCCAAAAACGGGGTGCCGGTGGCGGTTTCGGCCAGGAAATCAAGGCCGCCACCCCCCACCCCCCGCCAGACCGCCCGCCGCGCGCTACTGCCATACAACGGGTCTACGAAACATCCACACACTGAGGCTGCCATGTCTTCCAAGAGCCAGAACATCGTTATCCCGTACGCCCCTCGGCCATTGCAGCGTGAGTTGCACGCGGCGATGGATGCCAAGCGGTGGGGTGTGGTTGTGTGTCATCGCCGATTTGGCAAGACGGTTTGGGCGATCAATCACATTTTGCGTGATGCGATCATGTCTCAGAAGTCGAATCCTCGGTATGCGTACATGGCGCCGACCTACAGGCAGGCGAAGAACGTGGCGTGGGATTATTTGAAACAGTTTGCGGGTGCGATCCCTGGTGTGAAGTTTCACGAGACGGAATTGCGGTGTGACTTGCCGACGGGTGGTCGGATTAGTTTGCTCGGTGCTGAGAACCCCGACAGCCTAAGAGGCATTTACTTGGACGGCTGCGTGATGGACGAGGTTGCGCAGATGCCTGAGAATGTGTTTCCCGAGGTTATTCGTCCTGCTTTGTCGGATCGGAAGGGTTGGGCTGTGTTTGTCGGCACGCCGAAGGGTCACAATGCGTTTTACGATTTGTATGAGCAGGCCAGCTCCAACGCGGATTGGCTGTGTGTTGTGAATAAGGCCAGCGAGACAGGCATTCTAGACGAAGAAGAATTGACGGCTGCGCAGCAGACGATGACGGATGACCAGTATCAGCAGGAGTTTGAGTGCAGTTGGAATGCGAATATTCCTGGGGCGATTTATGGGAAGGAGTTGGAGGCTGCGCAGGCTGGTGGTCGGATTTGCAAGGTTCCGTATGATCCTGCGCACAAGGTTGATACTTGGTGGGATTTGGGGGTTGGGGACAGCACGGCGGTTTGGTTTACGCAGACGGTTGGTCGTGCGGTTCATGTGATTGATTTTTATGAGGCTCGGAACGAGGGCTTGCCGCATTATTGTGAGGTGTTGAACAAGCGGGGATATTTGTACGGGACACATAATGCGCCGCATGATATAGAGGTTCGGGAGTTGGGGAGCGGGAAGAGTAGGCGTGAGGTTGCCTGGGACTTGGGTTTGAACTTTCGGGTTGTGCCTAGGTTACCGATTGAGGATGGCATTCATGCGGCTCAGATGTTGATCCCGCGTTTGTGGTTTGACCGGGATCGGTGTAATGTTGGTTTGGAGGCATTGCGGTCGTATCATCGTGCGTACAATGAGCGGACGCGGAGTTTTCGGGCGAATCCTGTGCATGATTGGACGAGTCATGCGTCTGATGCGTTTCGGTACTTTGCGGTTGGGTATAGAGAGGCTGGGCCTATGTTGAAGGCCCCACAACGGCAGGCGGAGATGGACTACGATCCGTTTGCATCAGAGGTGACGGGATGGCAATACGGGACATAGTGCGCGATATTGGTCGTGCTTTGGGTTTGGGTGGTGGCAATGCCAGTGGTGCTGGTGGCACGACCCGATCGATTGGCCGGGACATTCAGGCTGCGCAGCAGCGGTCGTCTATGATCAGCCGCGATCGTGACCGTGATCGAGATCGTCCTGCGCCGCCGCCGGTTGTTGAGCCTGTTGCTCCGCCACCGCCCCCACCTCCGGCTCCGCCGCCCGCGCCTGTTCCTGTACCGCCGCCACCGCCGGCTCCGATTGAGCCGTTGCTGCCACCGGCTCCACCGCCGAGTGCTGCGGCGCCTGCGGTTGAGGGTCCGGCGGCTGCTGAGGTTCCTGTTTCGTCTGGTCCTGGTACGACATCTGCGGCTGGTGGCCAGGCTGAGGCGGCATTGATTGCTGCGGCTGCGACGGGCGAGGCTGAGAAGGCGGTTGCTGAGACGGCAGCCAAGGGGCGTCGATCGGCTATTTTGACGAGTGCGCAGGGTTTGTTGGCTGAAGAAGAGCCGACGGGCCAGTTGCGTCGTCGCCGGTCCTTGATGGGCGGGGGGTTGATCCAATGATGAACGGGCAGATGATTGCTGGCATGATGGGGCGCAAGTCGAACCAGGTTGCCAAGGGCATGTCGGCTTCTGTTGACGTAGATCCGCTGGAGCGTTTGAACCAGAAGATGGCTGGTCGGATGGAGGGCGGTGCGGTTAAGAAGAAGACGAAAGAGGACCGGGCGCGTCGGTCTTTGATGTCGAGCTATGGGAGCATGTGATGCAGGTTGATCCGCTGGTTGCGAAGCTTGATCGTCGTTATCAGGACTTGTCGAATTCCCGGTCGAATTGGGAGAAGCACTGGCAAGAGCTGGCGGATTACATGTTGCCGCGCAAGGCTGACATTACCAAGAAGCGCACTCAGGGCGACAAGCGCACTGAGTTGATTTTTGACGGCACGGCCATTCACGCGGTTGAGCTGTTGTCGGCTTCGTTGCACGGGATGATGACCAGTCCTAGCACGCCGTGGTTTTCCTTGCGGTATCGTAACCCTGGTTTGCAGCGCAATGACGCTGCGAATGAGTGGTTGGAGGTGTGCATCGACCAGATGTACCAGGCGTTTCATCGGTCGAACTTCCAGCAGGAAGTGCATGAGCTGTACTATGACTTGGTGGTGTTTGGCACGGCTGCCATTTACCTAGACATTGACGGCGACAATCTGCGGTTTGGCACTCGGCACATTGCCGAGATTTGCATTTCTGAGGATTCGCAGGGTCTTGTTGATACGGTGTATCGCAAGTTCAAGATGACGGCTCGGGCGATGATG